TTCACATAGTTTGCAACTATCTTAGCTTGATTTGCATGAAGCTTAGAAGCTTTTTTTAATTGTTTAGTTACTTTTTTTAATCTTCTTACCATTTTTTATTTATCCATTTATATGCTGCATAAACACCTAAACCAAGTATAATATAAAGTATTCCATCAAACCAGGATATATTATGTATTGTATTAATTAATTCAGGTGTTATGTTCATTTCTTTTTCTTTCTTTTAAATGTTCTTACATTTGTTGGTTTACCACCTACACCTTGAGCTTTCATTCTTTTTCTTTTTACTGCACTTGTTATTTGAGATTTACTCATTTTATTAGCAGTTGCTCTTGGTACACATTTAGGATATTTTCTTTTACTACCTTTTGTAGACTTTCTACCACAAGATTGAAACTTACCTTTCTTCTTAGGTGCTCCTATATCTACCCAATCACCTTTAGGTCCTTTGCCAAACCATGCTGTAAGTCCACCTTTAGGTTTAGCCATTACGAACTCCTATATCCACCACCACGTTTTTTATAGGTGCGAACTAACCAAGCATTAGCATATGCACTTGGGTAAACGTCAAACTTTCTTTTAGCTTCAGATTTTACTCTAGCATATAAAGAAGGATTAGTAGGTTTAGCACCACTCTTCTTTTTTGTAGTTTTTCTTTTAACAGCCATTATGGTCTTCTTGCATTTCTACGTGCAGTCATACCAGATAATACTACCTTACCGGCTTTCTTTTTTACTAATCCACCAGCTTTAGCACCATACTTAGTACTCATTCCCATAGTTCCTTTAGCTGCATATTTAGTTTTCATTTTTCCTGGCATCTTTGTTCTCCTTGTATAAATTATTAAATGTTATTTCAGGGTCAGTATAACTATCATGTATCTCTGCTGCATGTATATGCTGACTTGGTCTAAAATCAGGTGCACCTTCACCAGTTATCCATAAAGCAGGACTTGTTACTCTAACTCTATTATTAGGTAAAGCTACTATATTACCTGTCCACTTTCCTGCATCTGTTAATTGTATTACATGATTTTGTTTATGTTGTGCAGGACAATCACTAATATCACTATCAGTAAAATCAACAGTAAACATGTAACGACCTTTATAAAATTCGTTATCTATTTTACAGTACCAAGGACTTGCTGTTAATAAATCAAGTTTAACTACACTATGTGTTCTTGATGAACAATCCCAAGGCTGTGCTAAATGTGTGTCCATTCTTTCTGGTACTTCATCTAATATCTCATCTGCTATTAGTGCTGTAATTGGCATTCTTGCCCACATTGCACCACCATGAATATTAGGTTCATCTTCTATTCCAGTAAACATCACTTGAAAACTTAAACATCTATCTGGTATTGTATTAACTGCAAAAGCAATTCCATGTAACAATTCACCATGATAATCTAAATGATTATGTGTAAACTCTTTTCTAACCCAACATTTAAAATGTGGGATATTACTAATTAAGTATGACAGTTAACATCTCCATCTACGTCTTGCTTGTCTTAATCTTGAATTAGGATTCTTAGCTGCTTTTGGAAACTTTTTCATTTGTCCTGCAGACCTATCACAAAAACTTCTTCTTCTTGCTGCTCTTTTACCTGTTGGTTTCTTTTCTGTAACAGCAGTTTGTAATTTACTTCCAGGATTTTGTCTTCTATATTTTGCTACACCTTTAGCTGTAAGACCGGCTCCTTTCTTAGTGGGTCTCTTATCTCCACTTTTAATAGACATGCCTTTCATGCCTTTGCCTTTTTTCTTAGGCTTTTCTTTTCTATTAATAGCCACTATTAACCTTTTAAGATTTTTACATCTTTAGTATTAGTGGTAAATGATTCACCTTGTGGATACTCTACATCTGATACAGCTTCGATTGGTCCTTTAGTTTGTGGCCCACTTCTTGCTTTACCATAACCTTGTCCAGTTGGTCTACCTACAATATTATTTAAATCATACTTCTTGATGGTTCTACCTTGCCCACCTTCTATAATTGTTTTACCTATAAACTGTCCCATTACTTTCCTCCTTTATCATAAAAAGATTGTATAAATTTATTACCATCAGAAAAATCTTTAGTGCTACCACCATATAATTGATATGCCATTCCTCCACCTTTTCTTTTTTTTAGTGGTTTTTTAGGTTTAGTTTTTCTGGGGTCAAGGCCACCTTTTTTACCTGGTTTTACAGGTTTCATACCTTCTTTACTTCTTTCTTCTTTTGAAAGTATAGGGTCTTTTCCAGTTCCACTTTGTGCTTTAATAACACCACCTTGTTTTTTAAATCCCATATTATTTCTTACTGGTGTAGGTAATTGAGATAAACCTTTACCTTTATTTCCTTCAGGTATGTCTTTTAAATTTTTCATTTTATTGCCTCTTGTTACTTGTAGTTTTATATTACTTCTATTAATACTCATTTTGTTTTAATTTTTTTTACTTTAAGTTTTTTATTTTTATTTCTTTTAGCTTGTTGTTTTTTTAATTCTTTTTTTATTAAAGCAGTATATCTTTTTTGTGTCATAATATCCTCTACTAATCTGCATTCTTAATAACTGGTGTTGGTCCACCTAATTGATTAGATGGTGTTTCCATATCATCTCTTCTAGTTCTTCTAGCTTGATTTCTAAGAGAATTAATAGAACCTTGAAACTTTTGTTCCATAGTAGGAACTAAAGAATAGTTCTTCATAAATATCATAGACTCTACCATGCATGCATCAAACAAAGCATTATAACAAAACTCGCTAAAATAGTTTGATGTAGTAGCACTTGTGCCTGTTGCACTTGCTAGTGCTAAAGGTCTTTTTGTAACTTGTATTTCACCAGTCAAAGCTGAAGCTGGTGTAGGTACAACATAAATCTCTGTGTTATTTTTCCTTGCATAGTATCTAGGTACTCCTGTTGATGCACTTGCATGTGGAAAATAATCTATTGCGTATTCATAAGGTCTCTGTAATAATGTTGTAATATTTGAAGAGACACTTGTTTTGTAATTTACATTACGAACAACTAATGTTCCATCAGGAACAGTAACTATTGGATTGCCTGCAGTAAAAGTAAATGTAGAATAATTATCTAAACCAGAATCATCTAGTTCTTTCATTAATCTACTCTCTGCTCTTTCTACAATATTAGATATCTGACTTTCATATTCAGAAGAATCATTTTCAGTAGTATTAATTAAATCTGTTTTTAAAAATGAAAATGAAGGCATGTGTTATCCTACTATTAAAGTTACACCACCATTAGCACCAGGAGATGATACACTTACTGTACCTCTACACCTAATACCTAGTTCTCCTATATAAATATCTGCTTGACCACTTGCAGGAACTTGAAACTTAATCTTGCTACCTTTAGAGTCTTCAATATCAAATGTACCATTAACAGTAGAGAAAGCATGTATTGCTAAAATACGTGTATCACCTTCTGTAGTTACTGCTACACCAGTACCTTGTATAAATTTTGATGTAATGTTTGTTGTCATATTATTTCCTTGATATTAGTATAGGAAGGCAGAGTAACTCATACCTTCCCATAATTTGTATTAGACTCCTGGGTTTCCGAAGTACCCTCTCCAATCAGATACACCAAAAGAATATCTTTCTCTTGCTTTAAATCTGATGTTTCCGGTATCGAAATCAGGTTCCATTTTAGTTTGTAAAGGTGTTCTAACGAACATCTTAGTACCATTAGGTACGTCAGTTTTAATGAAAAACGCATCTGGGTCATTAAATCTTCTGTTTACAAAGAAACCATTAGGCACCATGCCCATGTTTCTTAAACTGTTGATGTCATTGTCTGCACTTCCAGTTGTACCTGGGGTGTTTAAAATTACATCAGCAACGAAGATTAAATCATTAGGTATATGCAGTGAAACTGCTCCTGCTCCTATCAAAATGCCTCTATCATCTTTAATTTTTTGAATCTGTATTAAAGATGTTTCAAGTACAGTTTGTGATAAGTCAGCATTTGTACCATTGTTTGCGTAATTGCTCTGACCACCACCTACTACTACAGGGTGAGCTGTACTAATAAATGCTTGTCCATCACCGATAGCATCAGCACCAGCAGTAAAAGCATTATTGAAAACTGTAGCAGCTTTCTGTTGCTTTGTATTTGCCATTGCTCTTGCTAAACCTTTTGCTCTTAACTTTGAAAAAGTGTCATAGAGGTTGTCCTCCATTGCTTCTTCAGTAATAGCAAAAGCTAAAGCGATAGTTTCATTGTTATATCTTGCGACATAACTTTCACTTGCATTGTCAAAAGTGACAGCAGCACCTTCTAGTTTAGTTGGTGCAGTACCAAATCCTGTGAAGAGTACTTCCTCTTCAAAAGACCTGTCTGAGTTCTCTATATCATATAGAGGCTCATGTTCGTTATTAACTTCTCCATACTCCATTCCAAAGACTGCATTCAATCCAGGAAGGAGTTCTTTGCTAATACTAGCTCTATTTATTGCCATATTATATTTCCTTTCCTAATTATTATACAGATGTTGAAACTTGAGCTTTTACAAAATTACTTCTGTGTCCACTTAAATATATTTCAACGATTGGATATTGGTCAGTGTCAGTTACGTTTCCGTTAATAGAATCGCCATCAATGTCTTTTCTACCAACAACTCTTGCATGTGCACCTATTTCAACAGCAACTCCAACTGGAGCTCCTACTAATCTATAGTTAGATTGACCAGTAATTCTGCTACCAGCATCAGCTGCTGATACAGTTGCAGTATAACTGTTTACGATACCAATCTCGCCGTCTGATAAAGTAGAATCTGCTTGTACAAAATAAGTTTGTGCAGGGTCTGTAATGACATGAAGTTTAACATCAGTAACACATGTTCCACCAGGAAAATATCTAGAAAATTTTGGTTCTCCATTTTCTACATATTGACATCCTTGGAAAACACCAGAAGGCTTCAATGAAGTTGAGGCCAAAGGTGTAATAGTTCCAGCAGTATCAATAACAATCAAATCTCCAGCATAAATGTCATTTGGAAGAAGTGATACGATACCAATAGCTGAATTTGAAACAGGTTGTACTATCTGTCCATAACCTTCAGTGTTTGGCTGACCATCTCTTTTTCGAGCAGGGAGAAAACCAAATGGATTAAGACTTGTAGCCATAATAATTCTCCTAAGAAAAAAAGGGTTAAAAATTAATCCTGAAACTTAGGTGTTCTTCCCTTCGTAACAGAACTCTTACTTGTATTACTTACAGGTAAAGGATTACTTTTGTCTCCCATTAATTGATAATTAACAGCATTCATCATTTCCTTTGACTTGTTTAAGTAATGTGCTTTTTTCGCCTCCAGTTTAAACGTAGGTATTTTACCTAGTGCTAAGTCTCCACGACAGACTACTCCTGAATAGCGACCTTCCTTCCTCACGACAGAAGTTGCTCCCATTTCTGGTACCTCCTCTGGAGTTACAAACTCCCAGCCTTGTTGTTGTTTCTTACCGATATTTTGATAATCTTCTTTATCTTTTAAATCAATACGAAGCCACCCTAAGGTCATGCCTGAATTTTTGAACTTTTCCTCAACACCCTTTGGAATTTGGGTTTGACTAGGTTCTTCAAATACATACTCTGTTTGTGCTCTTTCGTTAGTGTCCCTTGTTTGAGAACTACGTGTGTTTACTCGTGTCATTATTTACCTCCACGTTGCATATTAATTGTTGTATAGTCACCTTCAGATTTCGTTACCTTCATCTTTTCGGCAGCATACTGTTCAAGTGGTATTCCCCATTTGCCAGCTAATCTTACATCTTCTTGAGATAGTTTAACTTTCTTTGGGTTAGGAGAGGAACGTGACCCTCCTGCAACTACTTGAGATGGTGATGACGAACCATCATTTCGTTCTTGTTGTACTGACTCTTCCTTTGTAAATTTACTTGGAAAAGCTGTACGCATTCTTTTATCTATTTCATCATAGAAATCTTCATCATTAGGACTGTATCCTTCATTTTTTAATTCAGCATCTATTGCTAAAGCTGAAGCAGTCATAATATTATCTTTAC